TTAGATATACTAAAAGATCCTGTATTTGATTTTGTTGCTGGCACTAAAATTTATCTACCTGACCCGTCTGCATTACGTAACACATTAGGATTCTAATATGCCAGCTATTAATTTAAAATCAGCAGCCAAAAAAGCTGCTACTGGAGCACTTGCTACAACCAATCCATTAGAGGCATTCGGCGGAGCAGGTCCAGATATTAGTTCTAAAGCAGGTGCAGTAAGCGGCATAGCTTCCAAAGCTGGGCAAATAGGCGCAGCGGCGTTAGGAGGAAGCATTGGCGGATTTTTAAAAGGTAAAGCAGATGCAGCTTTTGGTGATCTTATGGGAGCAACTGTAGGAAACGATTTACTTAATAATCTCCAAGCTAAACTTGGAAGTATAATTTCTAACTCACCTGAACTTAATAGTCTATTTGACAATCCATTAAAATTAATAGAAAAGGGTGCAGCAGATCTCGCAGGAATTACAGGCGGCGAATTTGGACCTACAATTGAACAGTATAACAAACTAAAAGACGGAAGTGCATATGATGCGTTCAATAACGATGAATTTGCTCCTTCTTATCTAGGCGATGATTCTTCAGCAAGTAAAATACCTAATCCTTTAAGAAATCATAATGGATGTAATTATGTAATTACACTTGGAGTACTTGGTTCAGCAGAATATAATGATCCAAGTAAGTACAGAGATTCAGGAGGCTTTAAAAATTATATAATAAAAAGCTCAGGCGGCGACCTTGCTCGAAGAACACAAGTTCTAGATGAAACAGTTGGCGGCAACAGTGACCATGCAGAATATTATATTGAGGATCTTGAAATAGACGCAGTAATTTCCCCAAATGCTAATACTAGAGTTACAGCAGGTACAGCGTTATCATTTACAGTTATTGAACCATATAGTATGGGTAACTTTATACAGTCTATAATTACTGCAACTAAAGCGGCGGGCTATGATAGATATAACGAAGCTCCGTTTTGTATAAAAATTGATTTTGCAGGATGGAACTTAGGCGGCGACACTAACGCTCATTTTGTACAACAACCAATGTTTATTCCTATCAAATTTATTAATATGGAATTTAATGTTACTGGTACTGGTAGCACGTATGCTGTTAAAGCAGTTCCTATGAGTGAAACAGGACTTCGTGATAACATTAATAAAATTAATACTCCTGTAAAAGCAGTTGGAACAATAGTACATGAAGTACTTGAAACAAATGATAAATCTGTAACAGGTGCAGTGAACTCACAAATTGAGGCTTTAGAAGAAACTGGAGCAATAGGTCCATATGATAGATATGTTATCTGTTTTCCAAAAACAAGAGCTGAAATAAGAAAAGTTTTACAAACCGGAACAGTTACTGATACTGCATTTATTACTACACCCGAAGAACGAGAAGCTCAACGCATTGGCTCTGGAGAAACAAATGATAAATTAAATGAAGCAAATAATTCAAAAACTATTACAATTACTCCCCCAAACAATGTGTATGCAATATTTAAAACTTTTGCAGAAGATACTTCGCTAATGAATGAAATTGGGCTAAGTCCTCTTAATGTAGATACAAACGCCGGCGGAAATACTAGTGCAGCAGATGCTAATAATGTAACTGATTCAGAAACTGGCTTAGTAGATACTGCTAATGTTGCCGCGCAAACATCTGATAAAGCACGAGAGTTTCAGTTTAGTCAAAGTCAACAAATTACATCTGTTATTGAAAAAATATTATTACAGTCTGAATATTGTGCTGAGAAATCAACTGAAGACGCTAAAAATGGAATGAACAAGTGGTTCAAAATTGACACACAGGTATTCATAGGTGAAAGTCCAATTACTGAAGCACAGATGGGACGTAAACCAAAAGTGTATGTGTATAGTGTTATTCCTCATGAAATTGACGAAGCTGTTACAGCGGCAGGAACTAGCAAACCAAAAAATACTAAAGGAATACGAGAATCTGCTGTTAAAGAATACAACTACATTTACACTGGAAAAAATGAAGATGTTTTAAACTTTGATATTAATTTTAATAATGCATTTTTAATGACAGCAAACTCAGATCTTGGTATGAGTAATGCTAACATACGAGGAAAAGACGGCGACAAAACTATGACTTCTGGTAATGACTCAGATAGTGGCGTTGTTGTAAATGTTCCAGACAAAGATTTAAAATCAAATGATGACACTGGTCCTGAAACAGGTTTTGTAGAGAAACCAAAAGAATCTGCTGCTGCACATAGTAACGATGTTCGTAGAGCAGTTGCAGAAATGTTCCATGATAGAATTACAAATATGACTATTGATATGGTTAGTGCAGAAATGGAAATAATGGGAGATCCTTATTATGTTCCGCAACAAACAGGCAACTATGTAGCAGACATAGCTGATAAACCTGCTATTAATAATGACGGAACGATGAATTATCAAGATGGACCGGTATATTGTATTGTTAACTTTAGAACGCCATTTGATTACCAAGTTACAGGAGCAACAATGGAATTTCCACAAATTGTTCCAGGTTTCAGTGGACTGTTCCAAGTAAGGGCAGTAACTAACAAATTTAGCCAAGGAAAATTTACCCAAACTCTTAAGATGATTAGACGTAAAGGTCAAGACGATAAAGCAACTACAGGTAATAGCAAGTTCTTATCAATTGATAATACAGCCCAACTTAATAAAGACGGAACAGTAACAGATGGTACTGTAGGACAAAGTGGACAAAACATGATAGATTGCTTCCCAGCATCACAGAATGATGATGTTAGAAATAAATTACCTGCAATTGATGCCGCAACTGCAACTGCACTTGCTGCAACCGAAGCAGCTAAAGAAGCAGCAGCGCAGATTTCAGCACCAAGTTTAGAATCTGTAGTAGAAGGCATAGATTTTGGCATTGCACAAGTACCTGACTTAACTAAAGTTATTCCAAAAATACTTGATAAAAATATTAAAGATGCGCTTGGTGGATATGGAGACTTTGCAAGCGGCGCAGCTAACGCAGCCTCTGGTGCTTTAGGCTCAATAAACGCAGCATCCGCAGCCGCCAGTAATGCAGCAAGTGCAGCAGAAAATGCAGCTAAAAGTGGAATTGCCGCAGCTAGTGGAGCAGCTAAAAGTAAGATTAAAGGACTACTAGGATGATCCAATGGAAATGAACGAAGACGGCGGCGTAGAAGATTTTAAAGGTTTTAGTGAACAATCAAACGCGGTCGCTGTAGAACCAGTTGGACCGTGGAAGAGACAAGACCTACCTTATCGACTAAAGTATAGACAGATATTTCAAGACACTTATGAAATGTGGAAATATGGTTCTGATATTATATATAATGCTGCCCGTAGCTATCAAATTATTATAGTAATTGACAATTCAAATCAAACTCAGTTGTTATATCCTAACCAGCCTAATTTTTGGGTAGGCGAGCGGTATACTGATCATGACCCTATTTTAGAGGACTTAGAGTTAGTTAATTTTAAGCCACTATACAAGCAAATGCAAACCTGGTATGAAGAAGGCGGCGGCCCTAACGATCTTAAAATTAGAGGTTCAATACAAGCAGGCAAGTATAAAAATGTTCCTGTTCTTCTTCCAGATCCTGCAATGGACTATAGCCGACCAATTGTACAAACCTCTGCATCTACAGGAAAAACAAACGGAACTACTGTAATAACAACTACAGAAACACCTCCAGGAGCAGCAGGAAGTACAACAAAAAGTGAAGTTGTTGCTGCTGGTGTTCAACAAGGTGACCAAAAAGTATATGACGATGCTATACTAAGGCAGTCAGCTGCAAGCAAAGCAAAAAAAGAATTTACAACTGTTGTAACTAAAGGCGTAGACGAAGATGGATTTAGTTACACAGAAACAAAACGTGTAGAAGTTGTTCCAGGACAAGTTGGACCAAAAGCAATAACAGCTGAAGATCCGTTAGATGCATTTGGCGGCATTGGTGATGATGTTTCTAGTGCAGAACGAGGACGCATAGACCAGATAGCAGGCAGTGGTCCAGAAAATGGTGAAAAACCATGTATACCATCTAACCCACCAGCAAGTAGCGGAACAAGCGGATCAGGTAGTACCCCTCCAAAAGCAAAAGGCCCAGATGCTATTATAGCAGAAGCTAGAGCTAAAGCAGCAGCACCTAAGTCGGTACTTGTTGATAAAGCAAAAGAGTTAGATCCGTTTGGCGGTGCAGGCGACGATGTTACTGACACTGCTCCTACTACAGTAACTAAGCCACCGTCAACCCCAACAAGTTCAGCAACGACACCAGATCGCCCACCCGGAGTATATATATATGAGCCACTGACTCCTGGATTTGATAGGTATGATTTTAATTCAGGCAAAAAAGTTTATACTCCTAACATTGGGCCTAGTAGAACTAAAGAAGCAATATCAACATGACCGAGGTAACATATGTCAGATAGTAATTATACAAGAACAACATCTAATCTTAAAGCAGGATTTAAAGATTCTGGACCTTATGAAGCTATTGTAGTTAATAATTTAGATACAAAGTACATGGGCGGATTAACAGTTGAGCTTTTAAAATATACTAGCGCAGGCAGCGCACCAGAACGTAGCGGACAGTTAATGAACGTTAGATATCTAAGTCCGTTTTATGGAGTAACTCCTAATGCTGCCCTTACAGCAAATGATGGGTATGAGCATACACAAAAAAGCTATGGTATGTGGATGGTGCCGCCTGATATAGGCACAAAAGTTCTTGTAATATTTGCTGAAGGCAATGCAAACTTTGGATATTGGATTGGATGTATACCAGCAGATTATATGAACTTTATGGTTCCTGATGGCAGAGCATCTACCGAGAACACAACAGGTATTACTCCTCCTCCGTTAAAAGGAAGAAAATTACCAGTAGGTGAATATAATAAAGCAATAGAAGCTGGAGAAAAGGTTGATCCTACTTTATTTGCTAAACCCTATAACAAAGACTTTACTGAAACTTTAGAAATACAAGGTTTACTAAATGACGAAGTGAGGGGTACAACTACAAGTAGTGCAAGGCGAGAAATACCTAGTATGGTATTTGGTATTAGTTCCCCAGGTCCTAAAGACCGCAGAGATGGCGCACCAGGTGTAGACATCGGCACTGATAAATCTAAAGTCAATGTACCGTCTAATAGGTTAGGTGGTTCATCGTTTGTAATGGATGATGGTGATGACAGATTTGTACGTGCAACACACGCAGAAGACGGTCCTCCAATTTATAAAAATATAGGTGCTAGAGAAACAGGCGGCGATAGAACTATTCCTCAAAATGAATTATTTCGTTTTAGGACAAGAACCGGCCATCAAATACTAATGAATAATAGTGAAGACTTAATTTACATTGGTAACGCCCGCGGCTCAACTTGGATAGAAATGTCCAGCGACGGTAAGATTGATATACACGCACAAGATAGTGTTAGTATAATGACTGAAAATGATCTAAACATTACAGCTGAACGTGATATAAATATGGAAGCTGGTAGAAACATCAATATGAAAGCAACAGGCAGAGCACCTGGTGCAACAAGCGGCAGAGTACAGATTGAATCTTACAGAGACTTTAATCTATCTGTCGGAGCAAATAGTAAAATTACTGTAGGCAAAAATCAACACATAAAAGTAAATCAATCGCAATATATTGACACAACAAAATCATTGCATATTAAGTCAGGGCAAGATAATAGATTAACTGCTGGCGGATCAACACACATTAATAGTGCAAAAGAACATAGAGAAACAGCTCAGTATGTACATATGAATGGTCCTAAAGCAGCACAAGCAAGTGTTGCAAAGCCAGTTGAAACATTAAGTACACAAATATTACCACGTATTAGACCAGGTGGCGTTATATCCGGCTACGAAAGTATATTAACAAGATCACCACAACACGAACCTTGGCCACATCACGAAAACTTAGATCCATTAGCATTTAAAAAGATTGAAACAGATAGAGAATCACCAGGTTCGCTTGCTTCTGCAGATAGAGTAGTTACACCAGATACGTTTGATAAAAATTTACAAGGTAGAACATCTAGTGCGTATATACAAGGCAGTGGAGGAAATGTTAGTACTGGCATTATTTCAAGAGGTCCAGGAAATGGACAAACACCTGTAGCACCAGGAGATTATAATAGTGACTTTAACTTTGATCCAGAATTAGGTTCATTAAGTGCAAGATACGAATCAAGAGGAAATCCTGCAACTATTGGTTGGGATAGCACCGGCGGCTTTAGTTACGGTACATATCAGCTTGCAGCTAACCGAGGTGTTATGGGAGAATTCCATGCATGGTTGGGCAGAAACCATCCAGAATTAGCAAGCGGATTACTTCAAGCAGGTGGGCCATCGGCAGCAAAAGCCGGTACAGCAGCTTATAAAGCAGCATGGGGACAAATAATGTCGTCAGCAGAAGGCGCAGAAGCACAACACCAATATGCTGTTGTATCTTATTATATTCCAGCTTCCGGCTTAATTGTAAAGAAAACTAATCTTGATGTAAATCTAAGATCGTTAACGTTGCAAAACACTGTTTGGTCTGCTGCTATACAACATGGTCCAGGAGGAGCAAGAAACATTTATAAACGAGCTTTAGGACGTCTTGGCTATCCTACAAATAGTCCAACAACTACTGAGCCAACTGATGCTGCATTAATTAGAGCAGTATATTCAGAGCGTCGAGCAAACAATGGTAGTAAGTACTTTAAAAGCAGTACAGCTTCTGTTAGGTCAAGTGTTGTTAATAGATTTCATAACGAAGAAGCAGACGCACTTAGAAGCCTACAGCAAGAAATTAAAAAAGCGCAGGAAAATCCACCAAAAGCGTCACCAACAGATAATAGTGCCGCTACACAAACAGTAGCACCGCACCGCACAGCAGCAGAACGGGGTAAATAAAGTATGAGCCAATTAGAAAAAAATCTTTATAAACGTGTAACTGTAAGTCAGCCTACAAAAATTGCAAGCTCTAATAGAAAATACAGAGGGTTTTCAACTGTTGCTGATGCTAAAAGCTTTAGCGTTTATGATTTTGAGCTTATTAAGCAAGATTTAATTAATCACTTCCATATAAGACAAACTGAAAAATTAAGCGATCCTACTTTTGGCACAATTATTTGGGATCTGCTATACGAACCTTTTACAATTGAAGTTCAAGAAGCTATAATTGAAGATGTTACTCGTATTATTAACTACGATCCTAGAATAAAAGCAGATGATGTAGTAATTGACACTTATGAGCAAGGTATACAAATTGACTGCACAATAACTGTTCTTCCGTTCGGAGTAACAGACCAATTGCGCTTCAAATTTGACAAAGAAAACGGACTTCTTTAAATTTAACAATTAAATACACACATATTCATTTCAGCTAAATATTAGTATAAACAAGGATAATGCATATGTCTTCAAATGATAGACAGTCGAGGCTACTAGTAGCAGAGGACTGGAAAAGAATTTACCAAAGCTTTAGGAACGCAGATTTCCAAAGCTACGATTTTGATAACCTAAGACGCACAATGATTAACTATTTGCGTCAAAACTATCCAGAAGACTTTAACGATTACATTGAATCGAGTGAATATCTTGCGCTAATTGATATGATTGCTTTCCTTGGGCAAAACTTATCATTCCGTATTGATTTAAACGCTCGTGAAAACTTCCTTGAAACAGCAGAGCGCAGAGAAAGTGTATTACGTCTAGCACGTATGCTGTCCTACAATCCACGACGCAATCAAGCAGCTAACGGCTTGCTTAAATTTGACACAATTAAAACAACTGAAAATCTTTTAGATAGTAATGGTTTAAACATATCAGGTATTACTGTTAAGTGGAATGATCAAACTAACACAAACTATTTTGAGCAGTTTGTTAAGATTATGAATTCAGCATTACCATTGTCTAACTCAATTGGTAATCCTTTAAAAACTTCGTTAATTGCAGATGTGCAAACACAAAAATATCGCTTAAACGCTACAAACACTGGGCAAGCAATTTACCCGTTTACTAAACGTATTGAAGGTGTAAGCACACGCTTTGAAATTGTAAGTACAGACATATCAGCAGATAGCATTTTAGAAGAAGCCCCCTTACCTGGCAATAGTCCTGCATTTTTGTTTAGAGATGACGGCCAAGGTGCAGGCAGTAATAACACAGGTTTCTTTATGCACTTCCGTCAAGGTAAACTTGAAACAGGAAACTTTGCAGTAAGTAATCCAACGCCAAATCAAGCAGTAGCAATTGATGCTGAAAATATTAACGATAGTGATGTGTGGTTGTTTGCACTAAACAGTGCAGGCTTTGAAAGTAATGAATGGTCAAAAATTGATGCTGTAGAAGGCAACAATGTTATCTATAATAGTTTGTTTAATAAAACTAGAGATGTATTTGCAGTAACAACACGAGTTGGCGATAGAATTAATTTGGTATTTAGTGACGGTGTATTTGGTAATTTACCGGCAGGAGACTTTAGATCATTTTACAGAACTAGTAATAATTTACGCAGTGTAATTACTCCAAGTGCAATAAACACAGTAAGTATTGATATTCCTTATCAGTCAAGAAACGGCTCACAACAAACTCTTACAATTGGATTAAAATTAAATTACACAGTTAGTAACGGCACAGCAACTGAAACTAATACAGAAATTAAACAAAATGCGCCTGCTACATATTACACTCAAAACAGATTAATTACTGGTGAAGACTATAACATTGGTCCACTTGCAATTAGTCAAGATATTATTAAAACTAAAAGTTCAAATAGAATATCAAGCGGTATTAGTCGCTTCTTTGATCTAAAAGATGCTAGTGGAAAATATTCAAACACTAGTTTGTTTGCAGACGATGGAATAATTTATAAAGAAGAATTTACTGAAAAACAATCATTTACGTTTGCAACACAAACAGATATTGAAGGTATTATATATAACACTATTGAAGGTATATTAGGTAGTGCAACTGGACAAAACTTCTACCTTGGTAAATTTCCAAAAATTATTGTTAGCGATCTTAACGCAGCTTGGACACAGTCAAGCACTAGTACAAACCAAACATTAGGTTTACTAACAGACATTGATAGCAATGCATATACAGTAGGTACATTCACTGCAAATAGTTTACGTTTATTAGAAGCAGGAACAATGTTAAAGTTTGTTGCTCCTGCAGGTAAACATTTTATGCCTAATGGAACACTAATGACAGACGGCGCAGGCACTGACCACTTAGGAAAAACAGCATACAAATGGTGTAAAGTAATTTCTGTTTCTGGCAACGGAACAGTAATAGACGAGGACGGGATTGCTCCAATTGCACTAAATGATGTTATACCAACAGGTGCAATATTGCAGCAAGTTATACCAAACTATTCTAAAGTATTAATTAATGATGTAAAAGTACAATTAATTGATCAAGTATTTGAGTACAAAGATTTTGCATTAAGATATGATCAATATGATAGACAGTGGAAAATAGTATTAGCTGAAGACATTAACACACTTAGCGAATTTGCTACAGGTAAGGCAGGTGATAGCACTAGTGCAGCACTAGATGCAAGCTGGGTATTATACTTTAAAACAGACGGCGAAAAGTACACAATTACATATCGTAACTTGAGATATGTAATGGAAAGCTCAGACGAAATTAGATTCTTCTTTGACAGTGCTGATAAGATTTATGATCCATCATCCGGTCAAATTGTTAGAGACAAGATTGATATTTTAAACATCAACAGACAGCCCGGGAAATTAATACCATTTACAAGAGATTTTAACTGGACAATTACAGATGCATATAGAGATGTAGAAGGATATTTAGATAGCCGTAAAATACAAGTTCAATTTATTGACCTTGATGATGACGGAGTAATTGATGATCCTGATATCTTTGAACAAATTGTTGGTGAAGAAGATGTATCTATTTTAACAAAAGATAAAATTATATTCCAAAAGAAATATACAACAACCGATGCTGTAGAAGATTTTAAATATTTTGCAAACACTACTTCTGAAATACTTGTAATAGAAAATGAAGCAGCAATTGCTCCGTATAGCACACGTTTAGAAGGACAAATATTCTATTTGATTAATGAAAAAGTATTTAGAAAGCTTAATAAGGCGTTGAACAACACTGCAATTAATACAGATTATAAAGCATACTTTGGTCGAGCAGATTTAAAATTCCATTACACACATGTTGCAGATAGTGGATACAGAATTGACCCAAGTGCAAGCAATATTATTGACACTTATATAATGTCTAAATCATACGACACACAAGTAAAACAATATATTGCAGGAACAATTTTAACTAAGCCTAAACCTCCAAGTAATGATGAGTTGTTTAGAAGTTACGGCAGCTCAATAAACAAAATTAAAAGTATAAGTGATGAGATAATTTATCACCCTGTAAAATATAAGATATTGTTTGGTAGTAAGGCAAATCCAGATTTACAAGTTAAATTTAAAATTGTTAAAAATGCTAGTATAGTTATTAATGACAACGAACTTAAATCAGATATTATTGAAGCTATTAATAAATTCTTTGATATTGAAAATTGGGACTTTGGCGAAACATTTTACTTCCAAGAGCTTAGTGCCTATATTATAAATGAGCTGTCTCCTAAACTGGTAAGTATACTAATAGTACCGCGCCAAACTACACAATCGTTTGGTAGCCTATTTGAAATAAAAAGTGAGCCAGATGAAATATTTGCAAGTGCAGCTAAGGTGAGTGATATCGAAACTATAGACCAGATAACAGCAACTAATTTACAAGCAAGCGGTACAGTAATTAATGCTGTTTCGACTAGTATAACTTCAGGGATAACGAGCAGTGCATCAATACCAACAAGTACAAGTACAAATACAACAACTACTACTACAAGTAGTTTGTCAAGTAGCGGCTCGTCAAACAGCAGCTCAGGTGGAGGTTATAGTTACTAATGGCTAAGAATGATCAAAACGAAAGTGCATTGCCAGTACCGGGTCAAAATAATAAAATAACTTCAAGTGACTTTTTACCTAAGTTTTTTAGAACACAAGCAAACAAAAAGTTTTTACAAGGCACACTTGATCAACTTATACAACCTGGTGTTGCTGAGAAGATAAATGGCTATTATGGTAGAACAACTGCAAAAGCTTATAAAACTTCAGACAACTATATAGATGACGTTACTACTGATAGAACTAATTACCAATTAGAGCCTGCTACAGTTATCAAAGACAACTATGATAATGTAACTTTTTACAAAGACTATAATGATTATATGGGACAACTTAATGTATTTGGCGCAAACACAGATAATCACAGTCGTTTAAACAGCCAAGAAACTTATGCATGGAATCCAAATATTGATTGGGATAAGTTTGTAAACTTTCGTGAGTATTACTGGATGCCAAATGGCCCTATTAGTATTCCTATAAGAGGACAAAGCAGAGATATTGTTAGTACATATACTGTTACTACAGAAGATCAAGGCGATAATATTGCTTATGTGTTTAATGACGGACTAACACGTAACCCTAACTTAAAATTATACCGAGGTCAAACATATCGATTTGAAATTGACACACCTGGTCATCCAATGGCTATTGCTATTAGTAGAACATTTACTCCTGGTACCTCTATCTTAACAGCAGGTACAACAGGATTGCGAGCTAGTGGATTATTTGATGCAACACTTTATGGTAACGAATATGATCAAGGTGAGTATATTGTTCTCCCAAGCGGCGGCAGTGTAACATTTGCAGCTGATGATAATGTTTCAACACTGTACCCAGATGGTATCCGTAAGTTAGGTGAAGAAGGCGAAGAAGTAGCAATTGCATATGTTGAAAAAGGAACAATTGAATTTACTATTCCTTTTAATGCTCCGGGTAGACTGTACTATATTAGTAAAAACGCAGTTGATACTAGTGGACAAATTAGAATTTTTGACATTGAAGAAAACTCTTTCCTTAATGTCGCTGAAGAAATACTAGGTAAGAAAACTTACAAAAGTGCAAATGGTGTAGAATTATCCAACGGAATGAAAATTAAGTTCCAAGGCGATGTATTACCTGTCACGTATGACACTAATGATTGGTATGTAGAAGGTGTCGGCGATAAAATTAAATTAATTAAAGACCAAGATTTAATTATTCCAGCAGCATACAGTGATACTAAACTTGTAGCATTTGATAGTGACAACTTTGATACACTACCATTTGGTGATGCAACAGCGTATGCAACTAACAAAGATTACATTGTTGTTAATAGAGCATCTCCAGATAGAAATGCATGGAGTCGATATAATAGATGGCACCATAAAGATGTAATTTTACAAAGTTATAAATTTAATAATCTATCCAGAGATGTAGATGAATCTTCTCGTGCAAAACGTCCTATTATTGAATTTGAAGCAGGACTAAAACTAAACAATTTTGGTGCAGTTGCTAAACAAGATGTTGATTTAATAGATACCTTTACTACAGATGCTTTTAGCACAATTGAAGGACAACTTGGTTATAATATTGATGGTGTTAATCTTGCTGATAATATGCGTATTTTGTTTGCAGCAGACACTGATACATTAGTAAGCGGAAAAATATATCAAGTTAAATTTGTTAAAATTGGAAACAATAGACAAATAAGTTTAATTGAAACTACTGACACACTACCGATTGATCTTGAAACAGTGTTAATTACACAAGGTGTAAAAAATGCAGGTAAGAGTTACCACTACCATGATGCAAAATGGGTAACTGCACAAGAAAAAATAACACGTAACCAAGCACCTTTATTTGAAGTATGTGATGTAAATGGTAATAGCTTTAGTGATATTACTTACTATGGATCTACTACGTTTAAAGGTACTAAGTTATTTTCGTATGCAGTAGGCGAAGGCAACGTAGATACTGAATTAGGATTTGCATTAGACTATAAGTCTATTAATAACTCAGGTGACATTGTATTCGATTTTAATTTGTTAAATGATACATTTGAATATCAAACTGAATCTGAATTGTTTACTCAAAAAACTAATAGTGGTTACTTAAAGAAATACACATCACTTACTAAATTTGCAAATGTAAATGGATTTAGTAGCACTCCAACAATTAGTAAGCAATTTGTTATAAGAGAGTATGCAGCAACTACTATACAACCTAATAACTTTGTAATTGACGTTTATAATAAGTCAAGTAGTGTAACTGATTTAAAAGTAGTTGTATTTGTAAATAATAAATTGCAATTAATTACTACTGATTATACAATTAATAAAACTGGTGATAATGCAGTTATTGTATTTGTAAAAGATCTAGTAGATACTGATGTTGTTAAAATTAAAACAGACAGCAAGACTATTAAAAATTCTAAAGGTTATTATGAGTTTCCATATAACTTAGAACGCAATCCTCTAAACGATGATGTTAACCAATTTACACTTGGTGAAGTAATTGACCATGTTGATAGCATGCTTGAAGATATTCCAGGTTATACTGGTAGGTATCTTGGACCAAGTAACTTACGTGACTTAGGTGATTTAGATCGTTATGGCAAACGTTTTGTCAAACATAGCGGACCAATTAACTTGCCTCTATACCACGTAACTAATAAAGATTATAATATTGTAAAAGCATTAAAGTTTGCTAAAAGAGAATATTCAAGGTTTAAGAAAGTTTTCTTAGACACTGCTGCTACATTAGGCTACGACGGTCCAACCAAAGGACACGTTGATCTTCTTCTAAAAACAGTTAATTGTGATAAACTAAAGTCGCAGCCTTTTTACTTCTCAGATATGCTTCCAACAGGTGCATCTAATAAAATTGATTATACAGTACTAGATTCTAGAATAACAGAATATCCAATTACTGATAATTTTAACTTAACTACACTAAGTTCAACAAGTGTAATTGTGTACTTAAACAATGTACAACTAACACATATTAAAGATTATAATTTTAATATTCCTGGTTACGTTTCAATTAGCGCAGGACAGGTAGAAACCGACACAATTAATATTCACGAGTATGAGAATACAGACGGTAGTTTTATTGCTCCTACTCCTAGTAAGCTAGGATTGTTTCCTAAGTATTATCCTGAGCTAACAATCGACGATACTGTACTTGCAGCAGAGCCAGAAACAACAGGCCCGTTTAAGCTATATGGCGAAGATAGTGCAACTGGTACTAGAGGTTGGTTCTATCCTATGTATACTACTAAGAGTGCAGCAGGCTCGGGAGCATTATCAAAGTCTTACACATTTACAGGAATGAATAAACTATTTTATATTCCAGTTGCTGCCGCAACTTTAGGCGGTAATGATGATATTGAAGTTACTGAATACCCAATTGGTGTTGCGTTTATTAGAGGTCACGACGGTAGCTATATTAAAGCGTACAAAGACTTTAGAGATGAATTACTATTAGAATTAGAAAAGAGAATCTTTAATAATATTAAAGCAGAATACTCAACTGATAGACTAGACATTAATAAATTTATTGGCGGTGAGTTTAGAATTAATGAATTTACAAAAACTGAAATTGATAATACACTGCTTGGTGATTTTACGCAGTGGTTACAGCAAAACTTAAATAACCAGACGTATACAAACAATACGTTTTACGATAGAACTAATAATTGGACATTTAGTTATGCACAAACTACTTCACCAGACGGTAATGTAAACCCGGGCTTCTGGAGAGGTATGTATGTTAGAGCATTTGATACTGATCGTCCGCATAGTCATCCTTGGGAGATGCTAGGATTAACAACTAAGCCTGCTTGGTGGAATACTGTTTACGGTCCTGCTCCATATACTGGAGATAACTTAGTTTTATGGAAAGACTTAGAAGAAGGCAGAATAGCAGATCCTAAAAATACTAGAATTGATTTAAACTATGTGCGTACTGGATTAACTAATTTTATTCCAGTTGATAGCTACGGTAAATTACTATCGCCACTAGATAGTAGATATGCTAAAGATTTCCAAATTGGAAATGCCACACAAAACTTTAAGTTTGGAGATCATGCTCCAATTGAAAATGCATGGCGCAAAAGTTCAGACTATCCGTTTGCTGTACTAACTGCAATGCTATTAAACAAGCCCGCAACAACAATGGGCTTAGGGTTTGACGTTTCGAGAATTAAGAAAAACTTAGCAAAGCAGTGGGTAGATATAGATACAAATAAACCTATTGTAATTAAAGATTTAAAATTACCTAATACATTTGAATCAACTGCACGGACTATGACATCAGGATTAGTAAATTATATTTACAATCTTGTAGCAAGTGATATTCTTACAGTTTACAATGGATACAAAACTGAACTTGCAGGAATTAATAACCAACTTGGTATTAAAATTGCAGGATTTACAAGCAAAGAAAAGTTTAATTTAATACTTGATAGTAGATCACCAACGCAGACTTCAGCACAGGATGGTATATTTGTTCCACAAGAAAACTACCAAGTATTCTTAAACACAAGTAGTCCTACTGAACTTGCAATCTTTAGTGGTATTATTATAGAACGTACTGAATTAGGTTATATTGTAAGAGGTTATAATTTAGAAAAACCTTACTTTGAATATTATCCACCACAAACTGGATCTAGTTTTTCAACTGTTACAGTTGGCGGCATAGCAGAAAAAGTACAGTCGTGGATTACTAATACAGCTTTCCTAAGCGGTGAAGTATTAGAACATAATAATGTATATTACAGAGTTATTACTTCCTTTACTAGTGGCGTAAATTTTGAGCTTGATGACGTTGTTAAATTACCATCATTACCAATTGACGGCGGTAGAACAGCACAGTTTAAGAAAGACTTTAATACTAATGAAATTAGTACAGTACAGTACGGAACACGTTTAACTACAGCACAAGATGTTGTTGACTTTATATTAGGATATAGTATCCGACAATCAGAAATAGGATTTAGTTTTGATAATGTTATTAACGGATCTAATTCAGTTGAAAACTGGCCGCAGAGTGCTAAAGAGTTTTTATTCTGGACAACACAAGGATGGGCTAATAACTCATTAATTGCAGTTAGTCCAGCTGCTAATTTATTAGAATTTAAAAGAGACTATCATATAGTTGATAATATTAAAGATGAATTTTACGGTTACAGTATTCTTAAAGCTGACGGATTATTTTTAGATTCAGAGTTTAATAGTTTATTAAGAGACCAAAATAGCTTTGGTATTGAAACAGTAGGAACAGAAGAAGGACTATATCACGTAGCATTACCATTAGTACAAAAAGAGCATGTAGTATTAATTGATAATAAAACAGACTTTAATGATAATATCTACAATCCAAGTACAGGTTATAGACAAGAAAGAATCCGTGTTAATGGTTATAGATCAGATAATTGGAATGGTGGATTAAACATTCCTGGATTTGTATATGACGATGCAACATTTACTGATTGGAAACAATGGAAAGATTATAAGATTGGTGATATTGTAAAATATAAGCAGTTTTATTATGTAGCAACATCTAATGCGTCAGGCGAACAAAACTTTAATGCTTCATCGTGGCATAGATTAAACGAAAAGCCAGTGTCAGAGTTAATAACAAACTTTGATTACAGAATTACGCAGTTTACAGATTTTTATGATTTAGATTCTGATAGCTTCGATATTGGGCAACAAAAAATGTCACAGCATTTGATAGGTTATCAAAAGCGTCAATATCTTGCTAATATTATTAATGATGATGTAAGTCAGTTTAAATTCTATAGAGGTGCAATAGCAGACAAAGGCACAATGAATGTGTTTACTAAATTATTTGATGCACTTGGCAACACAACTGATAACTTAGAGTTCTACGAAGAATGGGCAATACAAGTTGGACGTTTTGGCGCAACTGATGATGTTGAACAAGTTGAGTTTAACTTAAAGCAAGATGAAATACAAGAATCACCACAAGCAGTTGAACTTGTAGATACTATTCCTGAAACTAACTTTGATAAGATTTACAGAATTTTGCCAAATAATGTATATGATAAGCCTGCTGGTTATGCACATGCACCATTTCCAACCAAAACAATAACTAATGAATACATTAGGACTGCTGGTTATGCAAATGAAGATGATGTTGATTTTATTGTTGGAAACTTTATAGATCTTGCAGACGTTGATACTAATCAAATTAGACTAGGCGACACTATTTGGATAACCGATACTGATAGCAAGTCATGGACAATTCAACAGTTAGTACGAGCAAATGTAAATGCACTAGATTTAAATGCACTTATTACTGCTGTTTCAGACAATGGATTGAATATTGTTGAAATAACTCTTGATAAATGGGTAGATGGTTTATTTGCAGTTGGCAATTATATTGGTATCCGTGGAGCAGAGCAATTTTCAGTTAACGGGTTGTATGAAATTGATAGTATTAATTTAAACACTGTACGTATAAGAGTTCCTGTAGGTAATGAAATAACAAACTTTGAAGAAGAAAAGTTTGCAATATCTATGTTAAGAACTATAAGAGTTGACACAGTTGCAGGAGTTAATGCAGCAACAAATCAAGATATTTATAGCAAACAAAAATTATGGATTGACAAATATAACAACGAATGGGCTGTATTAGAAAACACTCCTGTTTATTTAAATTCGCAAGCAGTTACAAATCCAACAGAATACGATAGTACTGATCAAGGATTTAGTGATAGTGTAGCAGTAACAAAGAATAACAACAACGTCTTTGTATCTTCTGCAAATGACGGGGATGGCAAAGTACATGTTTATAGGAGAACTAGAGAACAGTCAGAGTTATTACTAGATCAAGAACTTACTATAGAAACTGATGATTTATTTACTAGATCAGATAGTGACTTTGGAAAAAGTATTGCAGTATCGCCAGATGGCGAATATCTTATTGTAGGTATTCCGCAAGCAACTTCTGTTAAAACACAATTAGCTTATAAAACAGATGCAGCTACTAGTTTAAGCACATTTGATTTCCAACCAGATGCAACATATGTTAAAAGTGACATAGTGCGTTACAGAGAAAGTCTATGGAAAGCAAATAGAGAAGTGCTTCCGGAAATTGCTAATCAGCCATTTAGTACTTTTGATACGTATGTTAATTTAGCAAGTGTAGCAGATGCTGATAGTACAACATTAAATCTTTTAGTTGCAGGTGATCCGGGATTAGCAACTAACACAACAAGTCACTTGTTAGTGCGAGCGCCAAAAGATATGTATATCGGAACAACAGCCGGCGACACAATTAACTTATTTTGGAACCAGCGTAGTTTTACATTCCCAACATTAGATAACTATATTCCGTTTGAAGGGCTTATTCCAGAAATTACTGGAGCATTTTTAAGTCAAGATCATACTATTGTTGAAAAAATTGATCATGTAATGTTTGTTGAAACTTTTGTATCATTGCCAACAGTAGGCAGTACTGTAACAACTGACACTGGTAGTGCCGAAGTAGCATATGTAGGATCTCGCAGAGACAGTGCAGTTGTTTACCTTAAAAACACAAATGGTGTCTTTCCTATTACAGGTGAAATGTTTATTAATGAATTAGACTTTGTAGGATTTTATTCAGAAGCAGACACATATGCTACAAGTACAGCAATAGGCGGCTTCTGGATGATTAATACAGGATTTACTTATTCAAACAACAGTGTGTATTATGAACAAGGTCGAGGCTTAGTGTATGCTGATGTTAAACTACAAGGCTCAGTAAGAGCTATTAATAACTATTATAATATTCAAAACACAGTTGGCACAATTGGTACATATGTTACTAACAAAAATAATGTAAGCTATATTGAACAATTGTCATATCGAGGTGATCCGTCAGGTGCTGATGCACAAGACGGTGTTGAGAGAGATCTTCCAAGTAATAAATTTATAGTTAGAGTAGGAAAATTATTTAGTGATTATGTAGCGCAAGGTGAAGAACAGCAATTCCGTTTATACAATCTTGACAACAGAATTATTGATGTTGCAAGTGCAGGATTTACATATGATATTTTAAACAAATCACAAACTATTGTTGATCTATGGGACGGCTATATTGACTTTACATTAACAGAATTTGACTTTCAAGGATTTGCATTTGAGCCACAAATTGGAGATGTAATTGAAGATATTCAAATTCCAAAAGATGGTCAGGGCGGTTTAGCACTAACAACTATTAGCACAAGTACTGCTGAAGTTACATTTATAAAACGTAATTTTAACTCTGTAAGAGTTTACTTAAAAGTACTAACAGGTCCTTGGGTAGAACAATCCAACATAGGACGCTTCCAGCTCCGCAGAAAAGCAAATGTTGGTTTACGTGGAGTAGGCGATGCTGATCGTGCAATTGGTACTATAACTAATGTTAATAATAGCATAGTATTGGGAACATCAGAAGTTGGTAAGTTCTTAGTATTTGAACATTCTAGTAACTTTGACATTGTTGCTACTCCAAGAATTATTGATGAAGAATATTGGTTCTTTGATGAAACTACTGAGCAAGGTGTTGCCAGATTGTCTAATCCTCCGTACAGCTTAAACAAAGACTACACTCAAATTTATAATATACCTGCTGTAAAAACAGGAACAACTCCAACATTAGCAAATGAAGGTGCTGTTGCAATATATCGCAGATTGCCAGATGGTACATATAGAATACAACACACACTTATATCAGAATACAGGGCAGCAAACAGAAACTTTGGCTCTCAAGTTGCAATAGTACAAACTAATAATCGTTATACAATGTTAGTTGCTAGTGACAGTATTGTTAGTGCTAACGAAACCGATAGCACAGGTAGAAGAGTACACCCTGGATCAATTGAAGTGTTCCGTCATGGTACAACTGCATCTGATAGTTTCCAAGGCGATTATCAAATAAGAGCATACGCACTTGATGATATTGTAGTATTCAAAGATGATTATTATATTTGTCGTAAAGCAACAACAGCTTCGCAAAATGTTATTGTTGATCCAATTTACTGGGACAAAGTTAGCTGGCAGCATGGTAAAGATGCAAACTATCGTGGCACATTTGATAATACGTATTCTTATGCAAAAGGAAATATTGTTGTACAAAGCAATGCGTTATGGAAAGCAGCAACTAACATATCAGTAAGTGCAGCTATACCAAGTGCATCAAACAATTCTTGGACAAGCATTACTACAGATGTTGATTACTTAGGATACTTGCCAAACTTAACTGCAAACGCATTTTATAATGAATCAGTATTTGATCCTATTGAAAACATATTAGAGTTCAGTAAGAGTTTTGATATTAGTGACGATGCACAAGTTTTAGTTGTAACAAGTTTACAGCAGACTAGAACAGACAGTACAACAAACACAAAAATTGCAATTTATCGTGCAGTTGGTGAAAAATTCCAATTGGATCAAACAATCAATGCCCCTGATAATGTTACAGGTTGGGCAGATAAAGTTTCATTAAATCCTGCAGGAACACAACTTGCTATAAGTTCAATGTTAAATGATACTGGGAAAGCTAATCAAGGCGTTGTTTATGTGTATACACAATCTGCAGGAACATTTAGTTTAACACAAACACTTACTCCTCCAAACAATGAAGAAAGTGAAGGCTTTGGCTTTGGACTATCATACGGCGCAGATAACTTAGTAGTGTCTAGCTTAAATGGTGATCAAACAATTCCAACAACGTTTGATGTTACATTGTTTGCAGATACTGAAGATACTGCAACTACCTTTGATTTTGAATTTACAAACTTTAGAAATATTAAACTTGACAAAGGTTCAGTATACGTTTACGAAAATATTAATAGTAACTTAATATATTCAGAGCAATTTATATATCCACTAACACAAACTACGTTTGGCGAAAACATTTATACTAACGGTAACCATGTGTATGTAGGACTTCCAGATCAGCTTGCTGGTGAAACAGATAGTTTACCGGGCAACAAAGGCCAATTACTTGACTTTAGAAAAAATGCAACTACATTTGGATGGAGTGTAATTAACGAAGGTGTTACACCAGTAGACGTAGATAACATTAGGGGTATGTTCTTATACAACAAGCGTGAAAACCGTATTGTAAGTTATATCGATTATATTGATCCAGTACAAGGTAAGATTGCTGGACCAGCTGACCAAGAAATTACATTTAAAACTCCATCAGATCCAGCAGTATATAATACAGGTAACAGTGCAGACAGCAATGTTGATGCTAATAGAGCATGGTGTGAAACGCATGTTGGCCAAGTATGGTGGAATATTAGTACTGCTAAATTTACACATGCATATCAAGGCTCAACAACGTTCCAAAAAACTAATTGGAATAAACTTACTCCGGATGCAAGAATTGACGTATTTGAATGGGTAGAAAGTAATGTTATTCCGAGTATTTGGGATAGTGTTGCTGACACACCTAATGGTACACCGGCTGGCATTAGCGGAACAAGCTTATTTGGTGACACTAGATATTCAACAAAAATAAATTATAATGAAACCAGTAAAACATTTAGCAACACATATTACTTTTGGGTAGTTAATAAAGTTACTGTTCCTGTAGTAGAAAACAGAAAATTAAGCATTATTGATATTGCAGCACTTATTGAAAGTCCAAGAACACAAGGTTATCCGTTTATAAGCTTACTTTCAAATAGTAAGTTTATACTTAACAACTTTGATTCATTTGTTAACAGCGATGATTTAGTGTTGAATATTAAATATTCAACTGGTGCTAAGAAAACACAGAACGTACACAGTCAGTACAAACTAATATCAGATGGATTAGATGTAAGTAAGCCTGATCCAGATATTGAACGTAAATGGTTTGATAGTTTAATTGGGTTTGACAGCAATAATAGAATTGTTCCAGACCCGACTATATCTGTTAAAAATCGTTATGGTGTACAAAATCGTCCAAGACAAAGTATGTTTGTTAATAGATTTGAAGCACTAAAACAAACCATTGAAAGAATAAATTTAAAGTTAGCTGAAAATCTTGTAGTTGACGAATACGATATTACAAAATTGTCAACTAAAGATATTGCTCCTAGTTTAATTTCAAAGCAGTATGATTTAAAAATTGATACACTAGCAGATCTTACATATGTAAGTACAAATAAAATTACTCCTGCTGTGCTAACACCTATTATTACTAACGGCAGAATATCAAGAATTAATATTACTGATGCAGGCAGAGGTTATAAAGTAGCACCTAGTTTTACTATAAACGGCGAAGGTGCAAATGCTGAATTTTCTACTACTATTAATGCTTTAGGACAAATTGAATCAATTACAATTACTAGTGCAGGTGCCGGGTATGACCAAACTACTACTATCACAGTTAGACCGTTTACTGTATTAGTTGTTGCAGACGAAAATGTTCAAAACAAATGGGCATTATACTCATGGAGTGGAACTGCTTGGTATAGAAGAAAACTACAAAGTTATAATGTAGACGTTTATTGGGATTATGTTGATTGGTATGCTCCTGGCTACAATCAGTTTTCAAATATTAACGACACAATTAAAGGTTCATATCAGTTGCCAAGCTTAGATAACACTATTGGTAACATTGTAAAGATTGAAAACGTTGGATCAGGCGGTTGGTTATTACTACATAAAATTGACGATCAGGATACTGAAGATTATACAATTAACTATAATACTATTGGTAGACAGAATGGCACAGTTCAATTTAAAGATACGTTGTACGACTATGGTAAAAACACTGTAGGCTTTGATAACCGTAGCTTCGACAGTAATTTTTATGATAATAATCCTAGTGTTGAATTGAGAATTATACTTGAAGCTATTAGGGATAATATTTTTGTAGGCAAGTTAGAAGTTGAATACAATCAGTTGTTTATGGCTGCATTACGATATGTAATGACAGAACAACAGTCAGTGGATTGGATGTTTAAAACTAGTTTTGTAAAAGCAAAGCACAATAGAGAAACATTAAACATACAAGACATAACATTTAATAATGATAATTTAGCAAGTTACCAAGAGTTTGTTGAAGAATTTAAACCTTATTCAACAAAAATAAGAGAATTTGTTAGTGAATACAATGCAATTGATCCTACAAATAGTAGTATTAGTGACTTTGATTTATCTCCAGCATATAATACTCTTACTAACACAATTGACCCAAGTACTGCAACTATTGTTGATGGCGTAATTAACACTGAAAACTTAGATACTGCAAAATATCCTAGAAAAAATTGGAAAGATAACTTAGGTTTTCAAATTACTGAAGTTAAACTAGGTAGTGGCGGCACTGGATTTACATTTGAACCTACTGTTAAATTAATAGGTGGCGGCGGCACTGGCGCAACAGCAAAAGCATACTTAGGATATGGTAAAATTACTAAGATTAAAGTTACTAATCCAGGAACTGGGTACACTAGTTCTCCAACAGTTGTTATATCAGGCTCACAATTAGAGACTGGAACTGTAGCAACTGCTACTGCGGTATTAGGCAATGGAGTTGTAAGAAGTCCAAGCGTTAAAATTAAGTTCGACAGAAACAGCGGCAAGTTTACATTTAGCACATTAGCTAAGTCTGAAACATTTGCAGGAACAGGGTTCGAAACAAGATTCTTCCTAGCATGGCCGATGGACCGGGCTATGAAAAAAGTTAGCGTATATGTAGATAGTGTATTACAGTTACGTAGCAAGTATACTTTTACTAACATTGTAAATTTTGATAAAACATATACTAGGGAGCAAGGAAAAGTTATATTTGCAACTCCTCCTAAAGTAAATGCAGTTATAAGAGTAGACTATAATATTCCATTAAGTATGTTAGGAGCAGAAGATAGAGTTAATCTTGCATACAATCCAATTGCAGGAATGTACGGTAAAGACTTAGCACAGCTAATGACAGGTATTGATTACGGTGGAGTTGAAATACGTAGCTTTGATTTTGCAGGTCCTGCAGGATTTGACACAGACGGCTGGTATACAGATGCATGGGACGAATTTGATAGCACATTTGAAGATGAAATCTTTACATTAGATGGATCAACAATAGCACTTCCATTATTAACTCCATTAGAGAATGGTGTTGTATATAATGTTTATTATAAGGACACTGGAGTTAATGCAAATCCAGTAAGAATTGACGCAGGCGACTATATAGCAGGCACTCCAGGAAGCTCTGCAACAAATGCTAATGCAACTATGTTGAGTATTACTGGTGACGGAACAACTAATATTATATATACAGATGACTTTAATCTAACAGCAAAAACAATGTCCGATGGTGATACAATCATTATTAGAAAAGCAACTAGCGATGGCGCAGCAACTCCTGATACTAACAGTTACGATACTGCACTTAGTGGCGGAGATCTAGCGTATGCAACTGCTAAGGGTCTTGCAGCAGAAGAAATTATTGTAGACGGTGACGGATTTGTTACTCCTACTACTTCAAGCGGTCCTGAAGAATTGGTTCCAGGACAAGTACTTGACACATTAGATATTAAAGTATTTACGAGAGATAGTGCAGGCCAAGGTGTTATTAACAGTCAAAGCTATATTATGGATAGCACATTAACTTATAACCTAGGTGTTACCCCAAATAGTAGTAACGCAGTTATTGTAAAAGTTGCTAATGTTATATTACCACAAACTGATTATACAATTAATTGGGCTGCAAACACTGTAACACTTAATACAGCAACAGTAGGAGCAGAGCTTAGTATTGTAGCAGTTGCACAAGGTACACAAAATATACTAGACTTTGGAAAGTTAACAGGTGACGGTTCAACAGTTCAATTTGAAACTACTGTTGATTGGGAATCTGGTGCAACTGTATATGCAAGTATTAACGGCATACAAAAAACAGTAGTAGCATTTAAGTCTGAAACAACTCCTAAGACAGCTATTAGGTTTGACGAAGTAGTTGCTTTAGATGCAGTAGTTAATTATACTGTGTTTGCAGCTGATGCACAAATTAATTATAGTCAAATTACTAAAGATACGTTTACTGGTGACGCAGCAACAACAGCATTTACTTTAGCAAATGCTCCGTTATACGCTGCACCGACTGAACATAATGTAATTGTTAAAGTAGATAATACTATTTTAAGTGCAGGATACAATATACAGTATATAATTCCTGAAAATAGCCAAAGAGAATTTCCATTAGAAATATTCCAAATGCCAGCAGGTAGTTTAGCTGTTGCAGATCTTAGGATATTCTTAAACGGTCTTCCAATTACAACTCCGCTATTTTGGCGCTTTGAAGCTACAAACAGTGCTATTACACTAACAGACGAAGTAGGAGCACCAGGCGACCTACTAGAAATGTATGTGATTACAGATGGCGATTATAGATTAGATGGATCTACAATAACATTAGATACCGCACCAGATGCAGGAGCAGTAATTGAAGTAATTCAGTTTACTAACCACAACTTGCTAGGTCTTGAGCGTATGACTTATGATGTAGTTAACAGATCTACGCTACTTGAAACACAGGTTGATTATGTTACATACAATAGATTAACTGTTGGCGAAATTACTTTACGTAAACCTGCAATTGATGCACAATATGTATGGATAAGTGTAAACGGTGAGCTATTAACACCTAGTGTAGACTATTCTGTAACTGACGACAGGCTAAAAGTTCAATTAGTAAGAACACCAGCAGCTAATGATATTATAGAAGTTATTCACTTTACTTCTGCAGCAAGCACAGCTAAATTTGCATATAGACAGTTCAAAGATATGTTAAATAGGACACATTTTAAGCGTCTTGATACAGCAGCTACTAAACTAGCACAACCATTAAATTATTATGATTTAAGAATTGAATTAGATGATGGCACTGAATTAGCAGAACCAAACAAACAGCAAAACTTACCTGGCGTAATTTTTATTAATGGCGAGCGTATTGAGTATTTTGTAAAAGAAGTTAATACCTTACGCCAGTTACGTAGAGGCACATTAGGTACTGGAGTTAAGACAACTTACCCAGTTAGTACTAAAGTTTTTGATCAGAACATAAGTAAAACTGTTCCGTATAAAGATAAAACTCTAGCGTATAACGCTACAGCAGACGGTGTTACAAGTGTGTTCACAGTTGGGTATACAGTTACATCAATCAACGAGATTGAAGTGTTTGTAGGCGGTACACGTATGCGTAAGACAGCATTAGATGTGTTTAACCCTGTAACAGCGTTAGATAGCCCAGAGGGTGATACTAGTGTTGTAGCAGACTTTACATTTGATGTAGATACTAATGCAATTACATTACTTGCTACACCAATAGAGAATGCAAAAGTATCAGTAATGAAAAAAGTAGGTCAAAGTTGGACTTCAAGTGGCACAACTTTGGGCAATACAGAAAATGGCATCGCAAGATTCTTACGTGCCGGAACATCTGAGCTACCTGAATAAATACAGTATAGGAAAAAATTAAATGAGCGATAACATGCAAGATACAAACGGAGTACTAGTTCAGGGACATATTAAGATATTTGACCCTGAATCACAAAAGGTATACATTGACAAGCGCAATGCAATTCATTATGAAAATATGAGTCTTGCACTTGCTGAAAGTTTGTCTAATGCAGGCGAAGGATTTATATACGATATGAGCTTTGGAAACGGCGGTACAAGCGTTGATCCAACAGGTATTATTACGTATCTAACACCTAATAGCACAGGAACAAACGCAAGTCTATACAATCAGACCTATACTAAGATTGTTGATGATAGAAGCGTAAACAATACTGATCCTGCAAGAAACAAGCTAGAAACTAGGCATGTTAGCGGAACAAACTATACTGATATTGTAGTAAGCTGTTTACTTGATTACGGCGAGCCTAACGGACAAGATGCATTTGATACTGCAAGCGCAACTGACAGTCCTTATGTGTTTGACGAATTAGGTCTACGTAGTTATAGTGCTGCTGGTACTGGCAGACTAATCACACATGTTATTTTCCACCCAGTACAAAAGTCACTTAACAGATTAATCCAAATTGATTACACAGTGCGTGTACAAAGTTTGGCAGGGTAAGGAATAAACTATGCCATATACAATAAATTATACAGATACTGTTAATAAAGGTAGTATAACTGTTGCAGACAGTACACTTAACAATGAAACTACTTTAAGATTTCCTGGGCGTGGCACAACAGCATACGGTCAAGCAGTAAATGAAAACTTTTTACACTTATTAGAAAACTTTGCAAATACTACAGCACCGTTACGTCCAGTAGAAGGACAACTTTGGTATGATTCCACACAAGGAGTAGATCAACTTAAAGTGTATGACGGAACTAACTGGGTAGCAAGCGGTGGACTTAAAAAAGCAAGTGCTGCTCCGGCAGTAGCAAACTCAAGCGCAGGCGACTTGTGGGTTAACACAGAAAGTCAGCAGCTATATTTGTTTACAGGCAGTGCTTGGGTACTTGTTGGACCGGACTTTAGTGATGGTCTACTAACAGGAGCACAAGCACAAGCAATTGTAGGTACAGATGATATAACATATAATGTACTTGCAATTAAAGTTGAAGATCAACCAGTAATTATTATTAGTAGTCAAAGCTTTATTCCAAAAGTATCTATTAAAGGATTTAGAACTGGTATTAATCCTGGTATGAACATTGCTGATGAAGCAATTGTAGGCGTACAAGCACTTAAATATTATGGAACTGCTGAAAAAGCAGAAGCATTAGTAGTCGGCGGCACATCAATTGCAGCAAGTAACTTTTTAAGAGGTAATGCTGCAAGTAGCACAGACTATCAATTAAGTGTTAAAAGCAATGACGGCATTAAAATTGGTACAGGCGGACAGCTAAGTTTAGGTATAGACGGCGAAACTGGAGTTATACAACATAATACAAGTGGATCAAGTATTGACGTTAGAATGCGTAACGGAAACTTAACACCAACTGTTGTAAGTATTAATAGTGAAGGTAATGTCGGAATTAACAATAGTGCTCCTGAACAAGCAATTGATGTTAAAGGTAATATTAAAATATCTCCTAAAACAGGAGAAGCAGAAACAGGTGTGTTACAGCTTACTAGTACTATTAATTCAACATCAATTGGTACAGGTAGTATAATATCAACAGGCGGCTTAGGTATTGCACTTAATGCATACATTGGCGGAAACGTTGATGTCGGCGGCGTACTACAAACCGGAAATGTTGCACCAGATGCTAACAGCACAAGAAATATTGGTACATCAATTAACAAATACGATCAAATACATGCTACAACATTCTTTGGAAATATACAAGGTAACGTAAGCGGTACAGTAAGCGGCAGAGCAGGTAGTTCAGACAGACTAGCAAGTGCTACAACGTTTGCACTAAGTGGTGATGTTGAACCAAATAGCTTTGAGTTTGACGGCCAAACCGGCGGAAGCACAAAAACTTTTGCAGTAAGTATTGCTGATAGCTTTATTAGTAACAAGACTGTTACTTACGATGCAGGAAACGCAGACGAATTATTATTAAATGTAACATCAGGAACAACTGGTGTTTACAAAATTACAAAACGTAACTTCTTAAAGACAATACCTCTTGTACCAGCTGGCGCAATGATGCCTTTTGGTGGAGTAGAATCTCCAACAGGTTGGCTACTATGTGATGGTAGTGAAATTGCTAAGTCTGATTATAACGAATTATGGTTAGCAATACAACACAATTTTAAAGATGCTAGTTTAGTTAGTGACAACGGTGTTGCTAAATTTACATTGCCAGACTTTAGAGGCAGATTTGCACTAGGTCTTGACAACATGGGCGGACCAAGCGCAAACAGAATAACTAGTATTGCTGCTGACGCAATTGGCGGCAACGCAGGTGCAGAAACAACAAGTATTGGTACTTCTAACTTGCCAGAACACGAGCATGATTTTGAGGGAGCAAGTGGTACACAGTTTTATGGTGTTAGAGTTGGCGCTGGCGAACCAGTAGATGCAAACGCTATTTCACTTCCAATTGAATCTGGATTAGGTGGCACACAAGGTATTGCATCAAGCGGAGGCATTAAAACAGATGCAACCCTAGGAACACCATTAAATGTTATGAATCCTTTCTTAGCAGTTAACTATATTATATATACTGGAGTATAACATGAGCTATCAACTAAACAAAACAGACGGCACATTGCTACTAGATTTAATTGATGGGCAAATTGATACAGCTAGTACAAATCTTACATTAGTTGGTAGGAATTATACAGGCTACGGTGAATCTTTTAACGAAAACTTTATTAAATTACTAGAAAATTTTAGTAATACTGCTGCACCTAGTAATCCACTAACTGGACAACTATGGTGGAACAGCACAGATCAAAGATTGCAAGTGTATGACGGATTAATTTGGAAATCAAGTGGTGGTCCAATTGTACAAAACACTCGTCCTCAAATGGTTGCAGGCGATTTATGGATCGATAATCTAAATAACCAAGTTTATGCATTTGATGGTACAGATTTAATGCTAATGGGTCCTAAATATACAGTAACACAAGGCAAAAGTGGATTTGAAATTGGTAGTATACTTGACTCACAAAGTAGGTCACGTACAGTTGCAAATTTATATGTAGGTGGAACACTTACAGCGGTAATTAGTAGTATTGAGTTTACTCCAATTTATGCACAACGAGTATTAGGATTAGTTACAGCAACAAATCCAAATGGTATTATTAAAATTGGCATGAATATTATTGATACTGCTAACTTTAAATTTAGAGGAATTGCCGATTCTGCTAACGCACTTGTTACAGCAGGCGGCATAGTTAGAACTGCTGACAGTTTCCTTCCGTCAACAGCAACAGGTATTACAACTGGTACACTAACAATTCAAAACTCAGGTGGTTTAACAATTGGACTATCACAAAACAACGTACAAAAAGTTGTTGGACCACGTTTTTATATTGAAAACCAGCTTACAGATCATGATTTAAGCTTACGAGTTAAATCAAGTACGTTTGGTGCTATTTCGGTAGACGCAATTTATGTAGATGCAAGTGCAGCTAAAGTTGGTATTTTTACAACTAACAGATTGCCAGCTTATACACTAGATGTTGAAGGCGATATACGCTGTACTGGTAATTTAATTGTCGAAGGCACTAGAGTTGCACTAGACGTACAAACACTAAGAGTCGAAGATAAGATTATTGAAATTGGTGTGATGAACGATAGTACTGAGCTTACAGATGCCCAGGCAGATGAATCAGGTATCAGTGTTAACAGTCTTAATGGTAGTAAAGATATAATTTGGAAAGTTGCTACAAATGCATTTACTTCAAACGTAAACTTTGATTTGTTAGACACTAGTAAAACATATAAGATTGGAGGCGTAAACAAACTTACAGATACTAGCTTAGTAAATATCACAGACGCACCAGACTTAGCTCAAATAGGCACACTTACTGTACTACAAGTTGATGAAATTAATGTTAATGGTAAGACCATTACTTCAACTAATGATATGGCATTTGTATCTACTGCTGGTATGGCAATTACAGGCGGCGGCGATATTAATGTTACTGATGCACAAAAAATTACAGGTGTAGGCAAAGCAGTTAGTGCTAAACAAGCAGTAATACTAGGAGCAGCAGAATCTACAGCAGGTACAGTTGCAACTAAAGCATACACAGATGAAGAAATTGCTACATCAGATCTTGCATTTAGTATGGATATTACTGGTATGGGAACAGGCACAGCATTACAAAATGCGCTTGCATCATATTTAGGTGATATGTATCCTCCTGCAACATTAAACAATCATAAAATTGCACGTATACACACAACATCATATGCTGGAGCAACAGTTGAAGGTGTGGATGTTGAAAGTGCTAAAAATGTAAGTTACATTGCTGTTGATAGTAATGGAACACAAAACGAATCAGTCGTACAAGACGTTGTGTTTGCTGCTGGAGGCGCAAGCGGTTCGGTTGTTCTTACACCGGGAAGATCTTTAATGGCATATAAATCGAATGGAACGACATGGATTTATCAGTCAACTACGGCGTACTAAGAAAAACGATAAATAATATAATAGCACTAGGGGTTACATAATAATGGCATATGCAATAGATAGATACAATAACACACTGTTAACTACAGTGGAAGATGGTACAGTTGATCAAACAACTGACCTTAAATTCATCGGTAAAAACTACGCAGGTTACGGCGAAATACAAAATGAAAACTTTTTGTTTTTGCTGGAAAACTTTAGCGGAGCAAATCAACCAAGCAGACCAATTAGCGGTCAGGTCTGGTTTGATAGTGCAACAAGCAAATTAAAGTTTTATGATGGAACAAAATGGCGCACAACTGGCGGCGCTGAAATTGGCGCAACACAACCAACTGGTTTAGCTATTGGCGACTTTTGGTGGGATAGCGGCAACGATCAGCTATATGTGTACAACGGTACAAGCTTTATACTTATAGGACCACAGAACGCAGGCGAAGGTGTAACCCAAATGCAAAGCCTCGAAGTTCTTGATACTACAAGTGCTACAAGAGGAATAATTGCTAGTGTTATTGAAGATGGAACAATTTTTGTTATAAGTCCAACACAGTTTGATCTAAATGCAAGCCAAACTGCTTTAATTGCCCAAGGCTATGATAGAATTAACAAAGGTATTACACTAAGAAATACTAAACTAGCAACAGCAGGCGTTACTAGTTCAACTGACAGATTCCACGGCACAGCAACAAATGCTGATAAGCTAGGCGGAATTGCAGCAGCAAACTATGTACAAACAGGTATAGGCAACACAGTCTTTTCAAGTACAGTTGAATTTCCAGATGCAGGTGCATTAATTGGTGACTCAAATGATCTACAATTAAAAATTGATTCAAACGGTTATGACGGCATAATTCAAAACGTTACAAACAGTGGCGCAATTAAACTAAAAGTTACCAGCGGTGCAGGTGTATTAACACACGTAGCTACAGTTACATCAACTGGAATAGTTCCAGCAACTGATAACACATTTACACTAGGTAGTGCAAGCGTAGGATTTTCAAATGTATATGCAACTGCATTTACAGGTGAAGCATCTAAAGCAACTACACTACGAGTAGGAAGTGACTTCCGAAGTGCTGATGCAAGTGCTACAAATAATACAATTGCTGTTAGAGATGCAACAGGCAACATTGCTGCAAACTTATTCCAAGGTACTGCAACACAAGCACGTTATGCTGACTTAGCAGAAAAATATACAACAGAAAAAGAATTACCAGCAGGTACGGCAGTTGCAGTATGCACACATGAAGGTCACGAAGTAGAGCCAGCAGGCACAAGTAATCATTGTATTGGTGTTGTATCAACTGATCCAGCATACATGATGAATAGTGAAGCAGATGGACAATACATTGGACTTAAAGGACGTCTTCCAGTAAGAGTTAAAGGACCTGTAAATAAAGGACAGGCGATTTATGCATGGGCAGATGGTGTATGCGGTACTGTTGCAACAACAGCAATGGTAGGAATTGCACTTGAAAGCAATGCCGAAGAAGATGAAAAGTTAGTCGAATGTGTATTGAAGGTATAATAAAAAATGGCAGATATAACAGCAGCACGAATTAACAATTTACAGTCTAGTATTTCACTTATACTAGGAACTGGGTCTGGCCAAGATGGTTACGGACAATCAGTAACTAGTGTACCTGTTAATAATACAGGCGATGTAGTTGAAGCAGCTGATATGAATGCAATTTATGCTGATATTCTTAAAGCAAGAGTACACCAAGTAGGCGCAGGCGACATTGGTATTGCTGAAGTTGTACAAAATCTTAATACAGTAGCAGAAACTACAAGTACATTTGTTAGTGATGCAGGTGTAACAACTGTCGATCCAGATGGATTTAAAAAGGGCGTACTAGACTTTGAAGGTTTAATGACGCAAGTACAAACTGATAAAGCAGTAATGCACCTTAGTCAGTCTGCATTAGAACCTGCAATAGCAAGTGCAAGATCTAGTAACTGGAACGGTTTAATTTATCATGAAGTAGCAGTTACATTTACATCTGCAAATACAAGAAGATTCTTTTTTAACACAGGTGGCGAACTTAGAATAAGCGCAAACAACACAGGTGCTAGTACTCCAAAAGGACTTGATTGGGCTGCATTATGTTCAGAAGTAGGAACTATTAAATTTAATGCAGAAACAACTACAGCTACAGGTGGCGGAGGCTCGTCAATTGGTAATTATGATTTAACAAGCTCTTATCAAGACGTTTATACAAAAACTGGTTCTGGTAGCTATAGTGGTGTGTATGCAGGAAACCTTTATACTGTTAAAGCACGTTCAGATATTCCAACACGTATTATATTTAGAATTGATTTTAACGATGTAGTTGTTGATAACAATGTTGATAACAACGTTGACGGCAGACTGGAAAGCACTTTACAACATCTCCGCGCAGACGGTGATGTAACAGTAGTAGCACCGACCTACTTTAATAATCAAGCACTAGCATAATCAAACATAACAACGCAGTGATATTTTTAAATAAATACATTGACAGCAAAAGAGATTGATTAATGCCAACAACTATACTAGCAAATAGATACAACGCCCTCAGAACCGCAGTAAACGATGTACTTGGCGTTTCTCTCTTGGTTACACCTACGTACGGCTATGGACAAACAACTAGTACATTGGCAGTTACCGGCTCACGAGCTTCAGTTCCAAATGCTGATAAAGTTACAGCACAAGATTACGAAAACCTATATATTGATTTAATAAGAACACGATCACACCAAGTAGGTGCTACAGTTGCTATTGATGAATTTGTAATTGGCGACTATAATACAAACACAGCAACCGCCGACAAAATTGAAGAATCGTATATACAAGGATTAGAGTCTTTAGGAAATAATATTATAACTGACAGATTCCTAGTTGATTCTGCTAATTTAACTATTGAAGCTTTGCCAAGTGCGTCTAGCACTAGACCCGAAACAGGTACATGGTTAACTGAAATTAGTACTATTTTTAAAATTGTATTTCCAACTGCTGAACAAAGGCGTCATTATTTTAACGCCGGCGGCGAAATACGCTTTAGCGCATCAGTAGGATATACAGGTAGTCAACCTAAATCAGTTGATTGGCAAACAATATTAAATAGTATGGGAACAACAAGCTTTAAAGGTGAAAACACTGTTAATAATGCAGGTGTTGGTACAGGATCTAATATAGGAAGTTTCGATCTTAATACAAGTTACCAGCTAGTTTATTCAAGAAATAGTAGTGCTGTATATGCTAATAATGAATACAGAATATATGCTGCTGAGTCTGCAACAAGTGACGGAACATCTACAATAATTTTTAAAGTACAATACATAGACGGTACTCCAACTGATCCAACTTACGGAACTGATGAAGTTGTATATGGAAGATTTAACAGCATTATAGAAACTGCAAGAGCAAACAGTTCAATAAACATTAACGGCACACTACATAATGCAGTAGGTATTACTACAACACCGACAGCTATACTAACTCGACCACTTTCCTAACCAATCTCCGCTTGACAAAGCCTTAATTTTAATATATACTAGTAGTAATAATAAACTAGGAGTTTAACTATGGATGAGCGTTTAGAGAAAGCACTAGACTTTTCTAATTACATGCTAACACTCAACAATCAAAAACGATTGTTAGCAGAAAAATATCAAGAATCATTAATACACTTTTATAGCGGATCACAGTTTACAATTACCCGTGAATTAATTACGTTTGTAAGTACAATGGTACATGCAGAACAAGATGAAATTATTATTACTGATGATAACGGTATTCCGTGTATGGTAGAAGACTTGAGTGTCTTTTACGGACACATTATGGATATTTATACTACATCATCTAATGATTATCATACCCAATACTTAAAACTTAAACAGAGCAGAAGCGTAGAGAAACTTGTCAATTATGAGTAAAGGCGTATTTTTAATTGCTCGAAACAACGGTGAAATCGACTATGCAAAACAAGCAGTATTCCTTGCCAGACGAATAAAAAAGTATCTAGGTGTACCTGTAACTTTAGCTACGGATAGTGAAGAGTACATAACATCAGATTATGGCACAGATGACTTTGATAATATTATTACATTACCGTATGTTGATGATAGAAATATGCGATATTTCTTTGACGGTTCTTTAACTAAAAAAACAGCAAGTTTTAAAAATAGTAATAGAGCAAATGTATACCGGCTTTCGCCGTATGATGAAACATTGTTAATGGATACTGATTACATTATATCAAATGATTTATTAAAAGGATGCTTTGGATCTAAATCAGACTTTATGATATACAACACATCAGACGATATTGCAAAAGTGCGTAATGAAGCAGAGTTTGATACTATTAGTAATGCTAGTGTTGACTTTTATTGGGCAACTGTTGTATACTTTAAAAAGACAGAAACTAACCGTGTATTTTTTGACTTAGTTAAGCATATTGAAGACGAGTGGAATCATTATAGGCGTGTGTACCAAATAACTTCTAGTTTGTTTAGGAATGACTTTGCTTTTAGTATTGCAATTCATATGATGAATGGATTTCAAACAGGAACTTTTGCACAGCAATTACCAGGTAGTATGTTATACACTACAGATAAAGATATTCTGTGGCAATTAAATGAAGATGAAATGATGTTTTTAGTAGAAAAAAACGGATACCTTGGCGAATTTACTGCATTGAAAACAACAGGACAGAATATACACGTAATGAATAAAATTAGTCTTGATAGAATAATTGATCGGGAGTTTGCAAATGACTAAAGGAATTGTAGTTCTTGCACAAAACAATGAAACTGATAATTATGTAGAGCAAGCTGCTTTATTAGCAATGAGCTTGCACACGTACAACAATGCAAAAATTAGTTTAATTACTAATGACGAAGTGCCACAAGAATACATACGTCTTTTTGATAAAATTATTCCTATTCCGTTTGGCGACAGTGCTAAAGATAGTGCGTGGAAAATAGAAAACCGTTGGAAGATTTATCATGCTAGTCCGTATGATGAAACAATTGTAATGGACACTGATATGCTAGTGTTACAAAACATTGATGTATGGTGGAATTTTCTTTCTAATTACGAAATGTTTTTTACTAATAAAGTATTAACATATAGAGGCACAGTTGCTGACACTAGTTATTACAGAAAAACGTTTATAGCAAACAATCTTCCTAATTTATTTGTAGGATTACACTACTTTAAGAAGTGTGATTTTGCACAAGAGTTTTATACTTGGTTAGAATTAGTAGTTAACAACTGGGAAACATTCTACGAACAACATTTAGAGGGCGCCACTCGTCCTAAGCATGTAAGTATTGATGTATGTTCAGCAATTGTAGTAAAGCTATTAGATTGTGAAACATCTGTAACAAACAAAGTTTCTAAATTTCCAAGCTTTACTCATATGAAACCATATTGCCAAGGCTGGAACGAAGTACAATCTAGCTGGCAAAATCAAGTAGGTGTTTATATTTCAAAAGACGGCAGTATAAAAGTTGGAAACTATGCACAGACTGGAATATTGCATTATACAGAAACAGATTTTATAGAAAAATCGCCAGCACTAGAAAGATACGGGAATTTAATAAATGTCTGATTTACAAGACTTACTTAAAAAAATTAAAGCTGGACCAGTTAGTACACAGTCGTATGTATACTACAACAAAGAAGATGGCAAAATACATAAAATTAGCTCAACTAATGTTTTACAAGAAGGGCTTGAAATTTTTGAAATTGATAATGAAGAAGTTAAGCCTATTCTTTCTGGACAACGTCGAACTGAAGAGTTTACTATAACATACGATATAAGTTCTAAACAAATAAGATTAAAAGAAGTATCGTATGATGACAATCAAAAAACAGCAGATACAATGACGTATCAGTTGCCTGTTATTAAGAATACATTTGACGGTCATTTTTCAGTAACAAGTGTATTTGAAGGAATTGACATATGTATCTGGGATATTACAAAAAGTTATATTGAAGGTGAGTTCGTTTGGCATAATGAAATAGTTTACAAACTTAAAACTAATATTGAGCTAGGCACAGAATTTGATACTACTGCGCATAACATATTAGAAGATGATGTAATGTTAACAAACTTGCCAACACAAAGCCATAGTGCAACAAAAATAGTTATGAAACCTGAGTATGAGGGTGTTCATGTTGATGTATGGTATAAAGCCTTAGAGCATCAAGCAGGTCAACATGTATGGCTAAATGGCAATGTTTATAAAATATTAGAATACGCAGAAGCAGACACTGAATTTACAATGAAAAATGTAGAAGTTATTATTGGCGATGTAAATTTATATGCTGACGAAAATAAATTATTAAAAACT